CCTGATAATCGTTATTTAAGTATCAATGGAGGCAGAGTATCAGGGGGGCTTGATACCGGGGCAGGGCTTTATGAGCAAGGGCAACGGGTATATAGCCCAAACAACCCACCAACCCAGCGTGTGGTCAGTGGTGATGCATGGTGGTATAAAGATCTCAGCAGTGGAATGATTTTTCAAGGAGGTTTTGCTATCGGTAGTAATAATTCAAATGGCAGTACTGACTGGGTGAATTTGCATATCGCTATGCCGAATAGAATATTATCTGTGTCGTTTACTTTGTGTAACTTTCTGCAAGGGTATGAGACTACCTGGAATGCACAAACAGGATATTTATCAGCAAGTAATACAAGCTTTGCTTGGCTTCATGGTTCCAAGGAACGTGAGGTTTATTGGATGGCAGTGGGGTATTAATTATGTATAAATTTAGTCAAGAAACGGGGGCTTTTTATCCAATCTCAATGCTTGAGGATTATCTCTCAGCGGGTACTTTGCCTGATGATTTAGTTGATATCAGCGAAGAGATTTACAGTCTATATGTTCAGACACCACCAGCAGGAAAAATGCGTGGTGCGGATCTTCAGGGGATGCCGACTTGGGTTGATATTCCTCAGTCAGTGGAAACTCCTGAATCGGCAGAAAATAAAAGGTCTTACTTGCTAGCACAGGCACAAAATACGATCAGCGTATGGCAGACCGAATTGCAACTAGGGATTATCAACGATCAGGATAAAGAGTCCCTTACTGCCTGGATCGGTTATATCCAGCAACTGCGCGCGGTGGATACGTCAAAATCCAGTGTTACTTGGCCTGATATCCCAGCCTAAGGGGGCAATATGATCACATTATCAGGTAGCTACCGTAGCCCTGAGGGTGTACCGATCCCCAGCGCTAATCTGGTTATCACTTCCCGCCATAATACCCGACAGACCTTTTTACAAATTGCCGCTAGCGTTACTACAGGAGTAGGGGGCGAGTATAAACTCGAGCTTTACCCCGGCGAATATACTGTCACGGTGGTATATAAAAACGGGCAACGTGCGGTATTGGGGATGATCACGCTGCTCGAGAGTAGCCCACCAGGAACGCTCAATGACTATTTGGTGGACAGTGCTCCAGAACTGACTGGGCCGATTGTATTGGCAGAAATACGGGCTGCCGCAAAGCAGGCACAAAAGTCAGAAGATAACTCAAAAAGCTCTGAGCTGGCTGCTGCACAGTCAGCTCGCGATGCTCAGAGCAGTGCCAGTCTCGCCGCCAGTTCTGAACTATCTGCCAGTAAAAGCCGTGATGCTGCTGCGAAGAGCGCCAGTGCTGCAGAAGTATCCGCTGCTGCGGCATTGAAGTCAGAAATCAGTGCGCGGGATTCTGCTCAACGTGCGACTGACACCGTGGCTAATAATGCGGCGATGATTGCACAGGTATCACAGCAGGTAGACGCTGTTTCTGTGGCTACCGTGGTGGTAACTGCAAAGATGGATGCTACCCAAAGCCAACAGCGCAGTATCAACGGTGAATTGTCAGCACAGCTTGTAACAGAAGCCACTGCGCGTGGTATTGCGGATAGCGCATTATCGCAGCGTATTGATGGCTCGTTGGCCCGCTTGGATGCGGAAAGCAACACGCGGCTTGCCGCTGATGAGGTTTTGCAGACTAACATCAACCAGTTAACAGCTACGACAGAGGGTGATAAAAAAGCCATGCTGTCGCGGTTTGAGCAACTGGAACAGCAGGTTGATGCAGTTTCTGTCGCAGCGGTGGTTAACACTGACATGCTAAACGTTACCCAGAACCAGCAACGCACTACCAGCAGCATGCTGAATGGCCGACTGAATACGCTTGATAACCAAAGTGAGGCGTTATCCAGCGCTCTTGAAAGCGAAACAAAAAGTCGTACCACTGGGGATTCCGTATTATCACAATCGATATCAGCCCTACGGGGTGATGTGAACGCCGCGAATGTGGCGTTGAGCAATAGTATTACAGCGTTATCGCAATCGCTGAATAATGCCGATCTCGAGCAAACTGCGTTGACTGGCAATATCGACGATCATGTGGAACGAACAGCTATCACAGTTGTTGAAGCGCGTATCGCTAATGCCAATGTATTGCATACATTACGTCAATTAACTTCTTCTCTTTCTACTATCAATGCTCGGTTAACGGCATTCGAATTCAGCAATATTAATTAAAAGGACACTCTTTATGGCTTCTACAGCTTGGTATCGTACAGGCACGATTGCGCTTGCACAAAATTCAACCACCGTTAGCGGAACGGGGACGCAATGGAACAATCCGGTTTACGGTGTGGCTCCTGGTCAAATGCTGTTGATACCCGGTGCGGGTACGGTGGTGATGTATGAGATCCAACGGGTGATCTCAGACACGCTGCTCACACTAGCAACGCCTTATACTGGCAGTGCTGCCACCGGGCAGCAATACGCGATTGTCACTGCGTTGGTGGGTAGCGTGGCGGATTTCTCCCGGCAATTATCGGTGCTAGTGAATCAGTGGCAGAGTCAACTGGACGGTTGGCAGCAGATCCTCAGCGGCAGCGGGGATGTTAAATTGACTGCGCCTGATGGTTCGATGGTAACGGTGAAATCACAGGCGGCATTGACCGCAGCGGTTAATGATGCCCTGAATAAATCCACGACGACGACACAGACGGTGGCGAGTACCGTTGAATTCAAGAAAAGCATTACGTCAAACGGTGACCAGCAAATGCGGGCTACCAGCACAACGCCAAATCTTTTGCTGAGATTCCGTGATGTCAATGATGTGGAAAAAGGGGCGGTATATGCGCAGACGGATACGGGAGTAATAAATATCAGATGGAATGGGACGGCAAGCACAGCAACATTCCGTACAGATGGGTTTGTATCACTATACAATGGCCTCGTATTAAATAATGCCTACACAACTGCAGGGGCAGTACCTGATATTAGTACGCTTCCTTTTATATTTCGCGGTGGTGACCGGGCAGACCTTGTTAACCCGAATAATGCAAGCATAGCAACGAGTAATGGTTTCTCTGTCGTTTCTACAGCAACAACGGGACTTGCATCTAATATAAATTATGGTCAACCGGTATTTTCTGTGGATGCAAGGGCAGGTACTGCGAAAGTATTAAATAATCTGTATATAGGTTCTACTCCTGTAGCCACAAAATCGACATCATTAAGTACGCTTGATTTAAATACAGTTAAGGATGAAGGGGATTATTATCAGGCAGCAACATCGAATGCTACATCTGAGAAAAACTATCCCATTGTGGCAGCAGGAACATTACGCGTGCTTAATCACGTTGCGTCATCAAATGGTCGAAAGGGAGTCACGCAGATTTACTATCCGTGGCATGTTGCTGATTATTATTATCAGCGAGTTTACAATGCTCCTGCGGATGCGTGGGAGGTTTGGCAACTATTTGAATCACGAAGCAAAAACGATACTCGCTATGTAAAAATTGGTGATTATGGTGTAGGGGGGGCATCGTCTGTTATATCGGCCGATGCTAACGTTGCTGCATCAAACCAGTTCGTCACTTGGCCAATTAACACGCCAGGGGCACCAACAGGCCAAGGATTTTTTGGTCTTGAAGGAGCCGACTCCGGCTCGCGTTGGCAAATGGCTTTTATACGTGGTACGGCAACACCTGATCTCTCGATCAGAGTTAGGACACCCGCGGGCGCATGGTCTACGGTGTGGTCAAAAATCTGGCACAGTACAAACACCACCGTAGATGCCAACGGCTTTGTTAAAAAAGCCTCTCCTATTATCCGACTGTCAAATGATCCAGCAAAAATGCCTACAGATTATCTGTCTGGCTTTGTTCTTGCCGGGGTCGGTGCAGTCAACGGGGAAGCCGCAGGAGTTACCGCACAACGGCTAGCTACTGGGCTCTATCAGATTAGTGGTTCATTGGGTTTGGCAACTGAAAGCTGGCAGATAGAGATCCCTCAAGACGTCAATGGTAATCGCCTGGTATTTGCCAGCACCGAAGTCGATGAAGATGGCACTATCAGGGTCTATACCCACAAACGCCGTTTCGATCCAGATAGCGCGATGGTGGTGGCTGGGGAGCCGATGGATATTCCTGAAGGCCGTTGGATCGATCTGCGCTTAAGCATGCCAGCTCAACCAGAACCAGAAATTGTTGAGCCACAAGAGGTGCAACCTGAATCTGAGGTTGTTGCTGAATCTTCTGCCGATGATAACGCTGAATAAATAACTGCTAATCAGTTCTGCAAACGCAGGCTTTCATATTTGAAAAACACGGGGCACATCATGCCATAACCGTGTTGAACCAACATTTTCTAACCTTCTTATCTTCATCAGTATAATCAAAAAGGAAACTTACAATGGCTTCTACAGCTTGGTATCGCACAGGCACGATTGCGCTTGTGCAAAATTCGGCCACTGTGACCGGAACGGGGACACAATGGAATAACCCAGTCTACGGCGTGGCGCCGGGTCAAATGCTACTGGTACCTGGAGCGGGTACGGTAGTGATGTATGAGATCCAGCGGGTGATCTCAGACACGCAACTCACACTAGCAACGCCTTATACCGGCAGTGCCGCTACGGGGCAGCAATATGCGATTGTCACTGCGCTGGTGGGCAGCGTAGCGGATTTCTCGCGGCAACTATCGGTGCTGGTAAACCAATGGCAGAGCCAATTGGATGGTTGGCAGCAGATCCTTAGCGGCGCCGGGGATGTCAAACTGACGGCGCCTGATGGTTCGACGGTAACAGTGAAATCACAAGCGGCGTTGACGGCGGCGGTAAATGATACGCTGAATAAATCCACGACGACAACACAGACGGTGGCCAGTGCCGTTGAATTCAAGAAAAGCATTACGTCAAACGGTGACCAGCAAATGCGGGCTACCAGCACAACGCCAAATCTTTTGCTGAGATTCCGCGATGTCAATGACGTGGAAAAGGGGGCGGTATTTTCAGATACCGCAACTGGGAATATGACTATACGCTGGAATGGCACAGCATATTCCATGAGTGCTAAAGCCGATGGTTCTGTTACCTTTCCCGGTCCGCTTTATTCCAACAATACTCAAGTTGCAACACGTGCAACACCATTGGGAACATCTGATCTAAATACCATCAAAACTGAGGGTGCATATTATCAAAGTATGAACTCTAATATTTCTGGCACAAGTAATTATCCTGCTGTTATATCTGGGACGTTACTTGTTCTGGACTCAAGAGCTGGTGTAGCAGGTGCTAATGGTAATACTTTTGTAACGCAACGATACTATCCATACAGCATTAACGACTATTACTACCAACGAAATTACAGCGCTACATCATCGACATGGTCCGCATGGGATGTCTATGAATCGCGCAGTAAAAACGATACTCGTTATCTGAAAATTGGTGATTATGGGCTCGGTAGCGGACCTCTGCATCAGGATGATACAAAGCAGAGCGTCGGTAAAATTTACCGCATCACGGCTAACTCGGCAAATAAACCAGCAGCAGAACAGTTATATGGTGTTCTGTCTTTACCTATGGATGGGACTCCAACTGTCGGATATGTTTTCGTCAGCGCATCTGGAAAATTGCGGACTGGTTTATCTGGAGCATCAGGCTCTTTGACATCCTACGGCGTTTGGGGTGACTACAACACCACCGTAGACGCCAACGGTTTTATCAAAAAAGCCTCTCCAATCGTCAAATTATTCGGCGATGGCTCCAGCGAACTCAACAATGAAAGCCAAAGTGTCACCACTGAACGTGTTAGCGAAGGAGTTTACCGGGTTTCCGGCACTCTTGGCTTTAACTCGGATGCAGAATGGGGCGGTATTGATGGCGGTATTGAAATACCAACCGATCGCAACAAGTTGCCGCTGGTTTGGGTGGATTATGAAGTTGAGCAATCTGGCGATCTGCTGATTAAGACTTTCCACCGGGCAAATCTGTCGGCTCCTACTTTCGCTCAAAACACTATCTCAGGTTACAAGGACGGCGATCCGATCGATGTACCGGCAGGTCGCTGGTTGGATCTGCGCGTGCAGGTGTATGGCGCAGAGCCTGAACCGGAAGTGGTAGATATTCAGCCCACAACCGAACTTGAGGGTGAACCCGTCAAGGAACACCTTGTCGAGTAACGTTTTTACCTGCTTTACCCAGCCTCGCGATGCGGGGCTTTTTTATTTCTGAGGAGAGTCTATGTCAGAACCTGTTTCAAGTGCGGCAATGGCTACTGCTATCGTCACTGGTGCGACCATCGCCGGGCTGCTGTCTGGGCCAGAGGCAGCCGATGTGGTGATTGGGGCGTTTGTTGGTTCGGTGATCTTTGTCATTAGTGCGAAGGATTATCCCTTTGTCACCCGAACCGTGCTGTTTTTGGTGTCGTTCGTGATCGGTGTAGTTTCAAGTGAGTTTTTTGCCAATGCGTTATCCACTACGTTGCCAGGCGAACTGGCGGTGACCAAGCTGATTGGTGCCATTGTCAGTTCCGCCGTCAGTGTGCGTTTATTAATGGCGTTAACCAAGCGCGCGGCAGATCCCGATCTGCTCAAAAAAGGGGGACATAACAATGAGCCTTGATACTCTGTTGCTGGCTATCAATGGCATCGCCTGTGGGTTGATCGCGCTACGGTTACTCGCTTTCCGGCGGGGTAAAAAAAATCATGACTACTGCGCTGCTTTTTTTGCTTTCGTTATTATTGCCGCCAGCGGTACGGTGGCGATCCGCCTGGCGCTGGGCGTGTACGATGAGGTAGACCCTGCAGAAGCCTTGCTTAACGTTGCGTTATGTATCGGTGTGTTTGCGGTTAGAGGCAATATCAAACTATTAGTCCGTTTTTCTGGTGTGAAAAAAAGTGAGGTCAGCCATGAGTAACCTGACATCTCAGGATTATCAACGGGCTGCAGCGTTACTGGGTGTCCCTGGTGCAGCCGTTCAGGCGGTTGCTGAAGTGGAAAGCGCCGGGGCGGGTATGTTGCCTGATGGTCGGCCCAAAATTCTGTTCGAGCGTCATGTATTCCGCCGTTTGTTGCTGGAGAAGGGGATCAAAGTTGATGGCTTGCCTGTCGATTTAGTTAACAGTGCGGCGGGGGGATATAGCGGTGGTGCGGCGGAGCATGAGCGCCTGGCCCGTGCTGCAAAGATAGAGCGTGAATGTGCGCTCCAGTCATGCAGTTGGGGGGCATTCCAGATCATGGGATATCACTGGAAGCTACTGAAATACCGGACATTACAAGCTTTCATTAACGCTATGTACCGTGGGGATGCCGCGCAGTTGGAGGCTTTTGTGCGTTTTATCAATGCTAATTCGGTGCTGGTTAAAGCTTTGCGCATGCTTGATTGGGCTGCGTTTGCCAAGAGCTATAATGGCCCCGGTTATGCGAGCAATAACTACGATAAAAAAATGGCTGCGGCTTTCAGCCGAGCCGGTGGGCAATGA